CAGCACAAAATGCGGGTCTCCTGGCGCACCGTCCACGCGACCGGCCCTTGCGCGAGCACGCGCGCGTCGGCCTCGCTGAACTCGCCAGGAAGCCCGAGGACAAACCGCTGACTAGGCTGGCGCGCGATCGCGAACAGGTCTTGCGGATCGAGCGCGGCAAAGCGGAGCGGATCAGGCATCGCGCTGGTCCAGTTCGATCGAAAGCATCGCGGCGGTGATGATCGCCGGCAGCGGATCGCTGGACACGACTTGCACCTGCCCATCGCGTTCAAATTGCGCGTCGATCAGCGCTTGCTGCACCCCCGTCATCAGCGGAACCGGCCAGTCCATCGCTTGATCGGCCGCGCGTTCGATCATCTCTTCGAGCGGATCGCCCGCGAGCGTGCCGCCGACTTTGATTCCCAGGCTTTCGACAAAGCGCATCATCGCCTTGCGCGCGCGTTTCAACAGCCCTTGCGAGCTGCCGGCGGCGAGCGGCACTTCGGGCGGCAAGGTTACCGCCGTTGCCGTGTAGGGGAGCCCGACGATCACGGTAAAGCTGCGATCGCTTGGCACCGAACCGGCGGGCAGCGACAGCGAACCGCTCGCATCGACGGAGTAACCGGACACGACCGCGCCGCCGATCAGGCAGACAACCGGCGTGTTGATAAGCTGCGGCAGCAGCCCATTCCAAAGCGTCTGGCCGGGACTGCCCGTTAGCCGCGTGCCGCCATCGACATAGAAACTCTCCTGCGGATCATCGCCCATCTGGCGCCAGCCATGCTGGCGCCAAATTTCGCGCACGGTGTTGAGATTGGTGCCGTCGCTGCGCTGGCGTTGCACGAGCACCCACAGGTCATCGGTGCGCGCGTCGGGTCCTGTCACCGCGCAGGCCGAAAGCACCTGGGCGCCGCCGCCAAGCACGAACCGCGAGAAGCCCTTCATCGTGTCGAGCGTGTCCGAATGGACGATCAACTGGCCATCGCCGCGCACCGCGTAGAGCATCGGCCACGGATAGCGCAGGCGCGCGAGCTGGACGACATTGGGCCGCGTGATATGCCGGGCCGCCACGGTCATATCGACCGGCGCATAGCGATCGCGCATAAAATCATAATTCGACGCGCGAATCCGCCGGCTTCCGCGCTCGACGAAAATCGTCGCCAGGCCGATTTGGATCGCTGGGATCGGCTCGGAGCCATAATAGCTCTGTTCTTTGGCCGAGATATTGTCGCCGGTGATCGGCGCCGCCGCGTTGACCGCGCTAATCGCCAGCTCTTTGTGCGCCGTGCCCACCAGCAATTCGCGATCGGTCGCCAGCCACAGCGGCGGATTGTCGGTCGCGAGCATCCGCGTGAAGGCCAGATCGGCGGTCGCGACCCCCGAAGCGGTTGTCGTGATGTAATTGGCGCGCCCGCCGCCATAATCGCCGACCACCGAAGCGCACAGGTAGAAGCCAACGATGTGGATCATCCGGCCTTCCCACAGCGTCACGAGCCCCGGATATCCGGCGGCGTTCGACCAAGCGCTATGCGCCCATTTCCACGTCGGCGCGCTGTACACGTCATCGGGCAGGCGCCGCACGACCGTGCCCTGCGCGCTTTTGCCATCGGCCGCCACCGAGGTAATCGAGACGGTGCCCCAGGTATCGGATTCGTAGAGCCATTCGATGCCATAGGGTCCTTTGCCGTTGATATCCTGTTGCAACATGCCGTCGTAGGCCGTGCCAGAGCTATGCGTCGGCTGCACCGAGCCGGTGTATCCCGTCGTTTGCGCGACATACATTTTGCCATCGCTGCGCACGCCTTCGCCGGTCGCGAGGATGTGCATGGCGGGCTCCCAAGCCGGATTGGCGGCAAAATTGGCCGCATCGAGCCGGAACAATTCGCCGACATGCGCTTGCTGCCAGATTGCCGCATTGGCCGTCAGCGTCACCGCGCCCGTTGGCACATTCGCTTGCACCGTCACGGTTTGGTCGTTGTTGGCGTCGGCGAACGGCCCATCAAGAAACGCGAGGTTGCCAAAGCTGAAGGTGCTCGCGCCGGTTCGCGACAACATCGCGGGCGGGTGCGCGATATGGTCGATATAGAGCCGATCGAAGCTCTGTTGCTGCGAGACATGCGGCGCTTCCGAGCCCAGATAGGGCGTTGCCACCACGTAGGGCGTGCTCGGATTGGTCTCGATCCGGCCCCAATTGGTATAAAACCGCAGCGCATTGTCCGACCATTCCAGGAGATATTCCTGGCTCGCCGAAAAGGAGAACAGCGTCAGCCAGCTCGCAGAGGCCGCCGCATCGCGGACATATTCAAACCCGCCGCGCTTGACGATCGGCCCCGTCGCCATCGCGATAAAATTCTCGCAGGTTTCGAGGCCATATTTGTAGTTTTCTGAATCGGTGCGCCCGCTCATCAGCGGATCGAGTTCGCCGCCCTGGAATCCGGTCAGGACCGCGCGCGCCATCGCCTAACCCCACTTTAAGGGGTTGTAGGGGATCACTTGCAGCCGCGCGACGATCCATTCGCTTTCCTCCTGATAGAGCGGCGGGTTTTCGCGCCCATCGACCGATTTCGCGGTGTTCAATTTGTCTTTGTAGAGCGCATAGCCGCTGGTCATGTCATAGGCCGAACCCGCGATCTTGTGACCCAGCGTCCACGCCAGGCGCGCGGCAAAGGCATCGCAAAACTGCTCGTCCCATAAGGTTTCGTCGGTGATGTCCTGCGCATAGCGGATATAGAGCGGCGGTAAGGTGTCGCAGAGGATTTGCCGGCCTTCGAGCTTGTAGCTCGAACGCGCGTCGTCATTGAGCACTTCGAGCAAGCGCAGCGCTTCGGCCGGCATCTGATAGGCGACGGTGAACGGGTAGGAGACGACTTCCGCCAGCGCCGGCAATTGCGCGCGCGCCGCTGCGAAATTCCATTCGCCATCGCGCAGCGTCGCCCTGCGTTGCTCGTCCCACACGGCGGCGACCGCGCGCGGGTACGTCCGATCGTCCTGCGGGGAGACCATCCGCGCATCGGTGCCGATATAGCTGGCGGCTAGATTGGCAATCTGAACATAGTTCGACATGACGCCCTCCCGCACGCATGTTCACATGCGGGCATTAAATCGGCGGCCATTTGCCCATCTGGATTTTCTCTAGGATATTGTTGAGCAGAATTTCGGCATCGCCCTTGGCCATCTTGGTAATGTCGAGATTGACCGAAATCGTGTCGCTTTGCGCTTCGGCCGAACCGGCCGCCACCACGATTTGCGCCATTTCAACTTTGCCGCGCTGCGCGGTGAATTTGACCGGAAACGGCATGGTCTTGCCTTTCTGTGCTTTTGGGCGCTGAACGGGGGAAGAGTTTGTGTGTTCTCGACGCCAAACCCTCTTCCCCCGCCAGCGCCGCCGGAGTGGGCGCGACCGCCCCGGCGGATTAGTTCAGTCCCGCGATTTCGAGTTCCATCAGGAAATTGACCGTCGCGCCGACCGCGCCCGTCACCGTCGCATAGAGATATTCGTCGGAGGTGAGCGGCGGCGCCGCGGCGGCGAGCGCCGTGGGTCCGATCGGCGTGGGCACGTTGAGCGTTGCGGCCGCGACCGCATTCGCATATTTGGTCGGCGCCGATGCTGGCCCGAGGCTGATCCCGGCAACCGCCGTGTCGGTAATCACGCTCGCCCGGCGCAGGCTTTCGCCCGCGCGCAGCCGCCCGACATAGAACGTATCGCTGGCCGCCCAGACTTCGCCCTGGTTTTTGGTGGCGATGATCCGGTGATGCCGGGCGCCGACCTGGCGCGCATCGAGCCGGCTTGTGAAGGTCTTGGAGCCGTCCGCCGTGCCCGTTTGCTGCGCGGCATACCACTTTGCCATGATAATGGTCCTTTCTTGATGCGCGCAAAATCACGCTTCGGAGCTGGCGATCAGGCCGACTTTGCCCGCTTGCGTGCGCGTCGCGGCCAGCGTCGTCCCGGCGAACACCTGGCGCGACAGGAGCTTGGTCGGTAAGGGATCGATCGAGCTGCGCAGCCGCTGCCAATAATTGACCACGACCCCCGTTTTCGTCCAAAACGGATTCAGCCGCTCGTTACTGCCATTGAGCGACAGCGCGGGGATCGTGCCGAGGAACGGGTTCGACAGTTCGACATCGATCAGATACCAACCCAAGAGCTTGGTAATCTTGCCATCTTCGACCTCGCCGCCATAGCTGGCCTTGAAATCGGCATGAACCACCGGGATTTCCGCGAGCAGATCATCCATTTGCTCGGCCGTCAGCACGATATAACGGTCCTCGCTCAGATCGACGAAATTCTTCGCCAGGAGCTTGTTCGCCGCGCGCAATTTGGCCACATTGAACCGCTGCGCGCCCGACGCGCCGCCGACGGTGGACGGGATGATCTGCCCGGCCGGAAACGGCGTGACCACCGTGCCATCGCGCCCGCTGATGATATTGCCGTAAATCCCTTCGAGAATTCTCCGATCCTTCGAGCGGTTAACAACGGCACCACCTTCCTGAACATACATGCCTTCGAGGCCAATTCCGGTCGCCAATTTATCGGCATTATCGATTAAATCGGCGTAATACAGCTCGGGTGTTTTCGGTAGCCAGACGCCATCATGCGGCGTCGAGGCATATTTGGTATCGCCGTGCCTTTCGTCGGCTTCCTGCGGCATCGTGCCGCCGAACAGATCGCGCACGCGAACTTTGTCGGCCGAATTGTCATCGGTCGTCATCACACAATCTTGCAGCTTGGATTGATTTTGGTTGAGGTACATTTCGAGGTTGTTTTGGTACGAAACCTGAAATGTTTGCGGGACGTACATCGACATGGCGGTCGCCTTTCGCAAAACAGAAAAGATAATTCTGCAATCAGCGAAAGACTTGCCGGATCGTAATGCCGGGCCTTCTATCATTTAACGCCTGCGATCGGCGGCCAACCATGGCGGGGCTCGGGGCTACCCTGAGCGGGGTAACTTGCCCAAGACTTGAGCCCCGGAAAATGCGCGCTCGCCGCGCGACGGTCAAGCCGGATTCTTAACCATTTGTTACATGTCGAGCCGCGCGTTCTGCGCCTGGCGCTCGGCTTCCTCGCCGGCAATTTTCACGAGCCGATCATAGCGCGCGCGTTCGGGCGTGCCGGGGACCATGATCTTGTCGCGCGTCGCCTTGTCGCCCCGCATTTCGTCGATTTGCGCTTGCGCGTCGGCGCCGCTGATCC